TATTTCCGGCATAATGGTTTTTGTTGACAATATCCAATGCCGCCTGTAAATTTTCCATCGTGCAATTCTTTGCAATCATGATATTTTTCTCCTTTTCGTTTCGTTATCTGATTAAGTTATGGTCCAATCCTGTTAAAATTCAATTGTCTTCAGCTCTTCTATTGCATACTCATACCCGTAGAATCCCCAGCAACTGTCATAATCAATTTGTTGCTTCTTTTTGTCATACGTTTCGACAATACAGCCATAAACATCCCCGGACAAATATATATTCCACTCTTTAATCAAGGACCTGGCTGCCTCTTCAGCCTTATCTTCTTCGGGCCACGATCCTTTATCCGCGAATACCAAACCCAGTTGACTAACATCCCATTGCCTATCAGGGAAATTCCCCTCCTGAGACAATGCCAATACGACCCCTGAATGAATATATGCCTCAAGTTTAAATACATGATATTTTTCCCGCCATGCATTCACCCAGGCCAATTCATCCTCATCCAATTCATCGGCCGGTTTTAATAAGTTACGGGCCTGGTCTTTAGATATCAACTTACCTTCAACTGTAAAATCCCTGTGATATCCTACCAGAAACAAGTCAGGGTTATCCCAGTCATCCGGGCTTTGCGGATCGTCATCCTGTACTAAATACCGGGCTTCATACCCTGTTTTGGTCTTATTGATCGTCAGACTGTCTTCAATTGGCTTGAAGGTGAACTCAAACCCCTCATCACTTACATAACTGGTAACTTTGCGAATAGTCATTGCATTATTCCCCTTTGTTAGTATTCATTTACGATTTCACTTGAGACCTGTTCAATGGTCAATGCATAAGCCAGCAAATCATCCAGGATCATACCATCACGTTCAGCGCGCCTAATCCTGCCGATTGCCCTTTTAGTGACGTTAAACTTGCCACGTATCGGCCAAAGGTGGCTGTCATCCTGGGCCAGAAATAACTTGTTAACGTCGGCGCGCGTTTCTGACTGTTTAACTATTTGTTCAGCTGTTAAAATTTCCATGATTATCCCCTTTTCTTTTCTGCATACAGGTTAAACAGTTCTGCGTTGCTCTTGATAATACTGAACAACTGCACAGCATCATCCAGGCCGCCGCATGCCGCATCATAGGTTCCGATCATTACGTTATACACATGAAACCCATCGGAAAGCGTCTCGCGCACTATCTGCAAATTACCGTTTAAAGCCCGCTCTATTGATTTTTTCATTAGTTACCCCTTTATCCTGTAATTGATCAATTCGCCCTGGTTTACGAATACATGAAACGCGACAATCCGGTTATATAACCTGGTAAGTTCAGCCGTTGTTTCCGTATCAATGCGGCGCGCCTGGAAGTCATTGAACTCTTTTTTAGTAGCCTCAACTTCGCCCAGGATTCTGGTCGCGCCCGTATCACCATTTTCTGCTATCACTGTTATTTTCATATTACACCCCTTAACCTAGTTAATTAGTTGTTATACTTCTGTTTCAACTTGCGCTCCAGGGCCTGCGCACGTAACAGAAAATGAATATTCCCCGTTATCTGATAGGCCTTAATCCACGTGTTTATTTTATGTCGTGTCGCCATTGTGTGTTGCCTCCGATACTAATTAATAACTTGTCAATATAATCCGTTCGCCCTTGCTGATAATGTAGCAGGTCCCGATGTTACTGAATATTGAACAATAAACCCGATACAGCCGGCCATTGAACATTATCTTTTTTCCGGTATTCAGTTTCTTGCCGTATCCACTGGCGGTCTGCGATAATCCGCGCTTGTGATACCACATTGGCGCGTCAATCAATTCGTTGTCGTCATAATGGAGAGATTTATAGGTATGCTGTATCCCATCCCGCACGTAATTATTGATCTTGATATCTGCTATTGTCTTCATTTTACAGTTCTCCGTTTCTTTGCTGGTTAAATGATAATCGTAACCGGCCGCTGATATGTAGCCAGCCGCTGAGCCAATGTAGTATAAAGCCGTGCTTCATTATAATTGGCTATCATGTAAATGATCCCGTTGGCCCTGAACTCATAATATCTGGTAATTGTGTTGAAATTTAATGTATTCATACTGTCTCCTTTTCGTTGTCGTTTCGTTCGTTCTGTCTATATATACAGCAAGACGTATGCCATACTTATATACAGTGTAAATATATCTTTAACATCAATTCCCGTTACATTCCGTATACTTACACACAGTCATCCAGCCAGCCAGTTTGCCACTCCAGTGATATGGATGCTATTTTGGTCATTTTGCCCGGTCATTTTGCCTGTTTTCCAGCCTGCATTTTGCCTAACTGTATACATTTACTGACTGTTTTACTATATACCGCCTGTTATAGAGCAACTGCTGATATTCACCAAAATGTGGGCATGGGGACAGGTTTCGATCGGCAAGCAGGAGCGGGAAACCGTCAATTATTTGACGCATATGTCAATATTTTGACGCTTAGAGGGTAAATGGGATAGAGGATACACATGATTAGAGAACGGTCGTTCTATGTCAATATACTGACGCAGTGTCAATTATTTGACGCACCTGGATACTTTCTACCCAGAACGCTCGTTCTATATGGGTTATCAACACGGCTTCCCCTGTGCATAGACCTGTGTATAACTATTTATGTGTAATATTCTATACTTAGCAACTGGGTTAGTTAACATAACAGCTGTTATAAGACCTAAGTTATCCACAGGTAGCTATTACATATATGATAACGCATATTTACATACATGGCCCGCCCGGGAGCATTAAACTGGGTAATTACTACCCACTTCCAGCCAGCCAGGGAAAAAGAATGCTTATCCCAGACCCCACCGGAGGGACCTGACGGCGAAAAGGTACCCCCTCTTTTGTCTATGTATCCCTACCCCCTCCGTATTGGTCAGACAGAAAAATTATCCCCTCAGTCATCCACCCCTGTTGCCTGCACCTAACTGCCCACTCCCAAACGGCTTTCGCTAAAATTTTCAAAAAATAATTATACTGTATTTTGCGATTTCCAAAAAATAATACTTGACATTGGATAAGCGGTTTGTATAATGGCGGGCAACAGGCAAGCGGGGGAGTAGGCACCCCAAACATCGTGGGAGGCGACCAGCGGGTAGGTTTTGGTTGAGCGCGCTTCCAAAGCCGAACCCGGTAGCCAATGCCGACCACGGGCTTGCCAATGAAATTAATCAATATAGTGCGCCTAATGGTGGGCAACTTAAACCTTTGGAGGTAGAACCCATGGAAAAAGCAATTGAAGCAGCGGTAAAGTTATTGGCAGAGAAGATTACCATAAATGTAAAGTCCGAGGATGCCTTGAGATTTACCCAGGCAGCATTAAACCTGCAGCATGTCTTGGCAGTCAAAAAGGATCTTGGATTGAGGGGGGAACCGAAGGTAAGTTGGTGAAATGTCATGGCTTATCGGACAGTGAGTGTTCTGCGCTACTCTCTGGTAAGTTAGATGGCCGTGGGGCGCGAATACGGCGATAAAAAACGCGCAGCTGAATCAATATGACGTACTTAAGGGGGAGGGTGGTTATGAAATTGTTGGCGACTTTTTTGTTACTTCCATTATCCATTGCGGTCGGAATCCTTGTGCTTATGTTTGGCTGGGGGATGCAACCCGTATCGTGGACATGGATTATTGGCGGCGCGGTGTTTCAGTTCGTTGTACTGGTTATCGCTTCTGCATTGCGGGAGTAAAGTATTGGAAAGGTGGTGATCTGGATGGGAAAAGGTAAGCCGAAACCGTGTTAGGGGTTGAGAAATGAGAAGTTACTGGATGAATCCAATCGACTGGTATAAGTATCGGAAAGTTATCCTAAATGCCCATGTTGGACGATACCGTCTTCAGGTGTGGCTTTGGGGGATTCAGCTCCGCAAAGATCCAAGCGGGAAGAATTTTTGGTGGATTGATGAGTTGTTGTTCTGGAAGCCGCTGCCGGATCATTGTAAAATAACATTTAAGGGTCTACGATAAAAGGGTAACAACTATGGATTTTGGGGAGGCATTGAGGGCGTTGAAGGCTGGGTACCGGGTATTCAGGACTGGTTGGAACGGTAAGGATATGTTCCTGTTCTACAATCCCGGCAGTAAGGTTAAGATCACAGAGGGGCGGCCGTTGGCGTTTGCGTTTCCTGTTGGTACCGAATGCGAGATGTTGCCGTATATCATGATGAAGGTTGCCGGGAACGGGCTGAAGTTTGTTCCCTGGTTAGCATCGCAGACCGATATGTTGGCAGAGGATTGGGATATTTGTTCGCGGCTAGAGGATTAATAACTATGGTAGATGTCAGAAAAGACCAATTATCGTTTGAATTTATCGGTAAAGAGCGCCGGCAGCCGAAACCGAAAAACGTTGCGCGCAGGCAGGGGAAGGATCGGCGCAAGAGTTTCACCCGCGAGGAGTCCGCGCATATTCTGGGTATGCGGTACGAGAGGATGGATGACCGGGATGACTAAGGCCGAAAAGAATATCATGTGTGCCCGATGCGGCAAAATCCATCTACCCTCTGCAGATTGCTGGGAGATGATCAAGAAGGCCCAGGCCAAATACCGGATTGAGGCTTTCATCGACAACCAGTGGGCCAAAGTAGGCAGCAACCGGAAATATTCAGATGCAGTCTTCAACGCGGAGAATGCTTACAGGTCAAAACGTTGTGATGTCCGGGTGATCTTCCAGGGAAACATTGTAATCATGATGAGATGGAGTAAAGAGGTTGGCATGATGTGGGAGGCTCCCATTGGCGACCTACGGGCTTGATCATAAGCGGAAGAACCGCAAACCTATCCGCCGAACGCCCGGACCCGTGCCCAAGGATGACGGGATATCCATCCGACCAGCAAGTTCAGATGCCTTATCCCGTGTGCAAAAGCGCGCCGCGGCATCTGAGAAGGTCAGAATCGAGCGCGAGATCCGGCAGAAAGAGAAAACAGAAGCCGAGCTTGCCGAGAAAATCCGTCATTATAACGAAAAGATCGAGGAAGCTAAACGAAAAGCCGGGCTGGATGCCGGTGATGACGAACCTGAGATTTCCCTGTCGACCAAGATGCTGTCCGACATGCGCTGGGTGTATAGCCAGGTAGATGGCCGGCAGAAGTTGCTGGATATGGTCAAGGATGACAACAAGCAATTTGCCTTCATGATCAAAGAGTTAATCCGGTTTGAAACAGCTGTTGCAGAGAAACAGGCGGGCAATCAAGGTGCTGGCGGGGGTGGATTCTTTGTAGTAATTAAGGGGTTGGAGGATGAGAACCGGTTGAAGTCAGCCATGGCCGGTGCCGACAATGAGATATCCAACCAGCGGATCGCGATCACCATAGACCAGGATAACTCAGGCGGGGAAGCTGCGGTCAAGCCAGCCTACAGACCACCGGAGAAAGCAGAAGACCAGGCGCCGGTAGATCTGGGGTCATCAACCAGGCAGGGCGAGGAAGACTGGTAGCCATACCTGTGCGTAGCCTAATTTGGTTTAGGTGCTTGATTTGGGGTCAAGAGCATAGAGGTTCGAATCCTCTCGCACAGATATTAAACATTTATATTAATGGAGGATATATGTCATATAAAAAAATTAGAATTTCAAAAACAATGACAAGGGATCGTCATCGAATTGTTATGGAAAATAGTGTTTGTAGAAAATTATCAAGCAGTGAATTGGTTCATCATAAAAACGAGAACAAAGATGATGATAGATTGGAGAATTTGGAATTAACTACTCGTAGTGATCATACCAGACATCACATGACAGGAAGAATAGTTTCTGATGCCACTAAAGATAAGCTCAGAAATAAGCCACATTATTATGGACAAGATCATCCATCAAGTAAACTAAATAATCGAAATGTTGTCGAAATAAGAAAATTGCTTAAAAACAAAATACCAGAAAGAAAAATTGCAAAAAGTTTTTCTGTGGGAAAAACTACAATACATCAAATAAAAACAAGGGAAACATGGAGCAAGATTTGTTAATGCCTCCCGCTCCGACCATTAAATACAACAGATAAGGGGAAAGCAATGCCAGAAGCAAAAATTATCAAGAAGGAATTTCAGGGCCATACATTCTATTTCCATCACACGCCAACCATTGAGGCTTTAATCACAGAAATATTCTCAGACAATTACCACATTCTGCGCTCCGGCATGAAGATTTACGATGGCGATGTCATTCTGGATCTCGGTGCCAATGAGGGAGTGTTCAGTATCATGATGGCCAAGCTGGCTCCCAAGGCCCGTATTATCTCCCTGGAACCGGTCGCCCGCACATACAAACAACTTATCGCAAATATATCCATGAATTTACCTCGTAACATTACAACATTGAATATGGGAATTGGGGGATTTAAGCGTACCGAGATGATTACGATTGACAATGTGCATTCCGGGGGATCCTCTGTTTATATGACCCCATACGATGTCAGTCATACCGAGCCAATCCAGATCACAACCCTGGATACAATTTTTGAAATGTTCCATATTGACCTGTGCAAAATCCTGAAGATCGATGTTGAAGGCATGGAGCATGAGACCCTGTTGCAGACCACTATGTTACCCAGAGTTGATCATGTTGTCGCCGAGATCCACATCAACAAACGCCTGCAAGCCATGGGTCACAGCGTTGAAAAATTAGTTAATCATATACAATCTAAAACAAATCTGCTACACTATGAGCAGTGTTACATGAGCGAATAATTCAAGGGGGATTATATCATGGGTGAAAAACGCTTTAATATTGATGTTATACGCATGGAGCCCGTTGGCAAGGGCAAGGTTAAGGTGAAAATCGCCCAGACCCAAGTAAACCTCTCAACCATGCATCACGAAGGAAAAGATTATACTGTCATCAGCAACATCGGCCGTGGCAGATACATTATGCGACCTATGGATTTGAAGTTATAACAGTGCGACCCCGACGACGAAACGAAAATTCCCAGGAGGTCTTATGTTGATTGACAGACACCCGCGACCATAAATTACCACCATACAGCGTGGTTTACGATTACTCCGATGCTCCGACATTAAGGCAGTTTGCACTCTCAAGTAAGCGAAATCGTTTAGTAATCGGGCCTTTTGGCAGTGGTAAATCATCAGCCTGCGTTATGGAGATCATCCGGCGCGGTCATGAGCAGGCCCCATCTGCAGATGGTATCCGTCGAACCCGCTGGGCAGTTGTCAGAAATTCATACAATCAATTAAAAGATACAACTATCAAGACCTTCCACGACTGGTTTCCTCCCAAAGTATTCGGCAGTTACCGGATCACCGATCACAGCTACATGATTACGGCATTCCCCGGAGTTCAGATTGAAATCCTCTTCCGTGCCCTTGACCGTCCTGATCAGGTAGCCAACCTGTTGTCCCTTGAATTAACCGGCGCCTGGTTCAACGAAGCCCGCGAAATCCCATCAACTATTATTGAAGCTATGGACGGACGTATTGACCGTTACCCTGCAGTAAAGGATGGCGGCTGTACCTGGACCGGTATTATCATGGATACCAACCCTCCGGATGACGACAGCTATCTTTATAAAATGTTTGAAGTGGTCCGTCCGGACAGCTGGGAAGTTTTCAAGCAGCCTTCCGGTCTATCTGCCCAGGCAGAAAATACCAAGCATTTATCAAAAAACTATTATGTCAACTTGGCCAAGGGTAAAAACGAGATGTATATCCGGGTTTACATCCATGGTCAGTATGGGTTCATGCGTACCGGAAAGCCTGTTTTCGCCAGCTATTCAGACAATGTTCACTGTGCCAAGATGATTTTACAGCCAATGAAAGGAATTCCTTTAATCCTCGGCCTCGATTTTGGTTTGCAGCCAGCTTGTACCATTGGACAGATCACCCCATTCGGCCAATTGCGAATCCTTGAAGAGTTGGTTTCGGATGGTATGGCAATTAAGCAATTCTGTATCAACCAGTTGCTGCCATTGCTCCGTTCCAAATACTGGGGATATGATGTTTTTGGCTACGGAGATCCTGCCGGCACAGCCCGTGTACAAACCGATGAGCAAACCTGCTTCGATGTTCTCCACAGTGCTGATGTCGGACTACAAAATGTGATATCTGCCCCTACCAACAGCCTGATCGCCCGGGTTGGCGCCGTTGACAATTTCCTTTCCAAAATGGTTAACGGCGAACCCGGTTTCATTCTTTCCCCCAACTGCCGATACCTTCGCAAAGCCTTGAACGGAGACTATCATTATGCTCTGGAAAAGTCATTCCGTGGAGGCCAGCAGGAAGCGAAAGACATGCCCGTGAAGAACTTTTCCTCACATATTGCGGATAGTTGTGAATATTTATGCCTTTACCTTGACGAAAAACAGGAGTATGATAAGCATAAGAAAGCATTATTGTCCCGATTAACCATGCGTGATCATCATCCAGCCAGCAGGATTGGCGGGTACTAGAGACAAAATTAAGGGGAGAAAGGCACACAGGCATTATGGATCAAATCCAGGAAGAATTTCAGGAGTCAAAACGCGATTCAGAAACCATGCGGGCTTTCGGCTACCGATTATACAACGAATTTTCAGCCAATAAGGCATTCCGGCGCGCCAAAGAGTTGCAGATGCTGGAAGATCTGCGAGCTTACAAGGGCCTGTACGACCCATCCGTTCGTATCGATCCTGACAATTCCCATGTTTATCCAAAATTAACCCGCTCAAAGGTTAACATTGTCCTGTCCCGTCTTCACGAAATGCTTTTTCCCGAACAGGACCGTAACTGGGAAATGCTCCCGACCCCCGAACCTGTTATCCAGGCCGCAATTGTATTTCAGTTAGCCCAACAATTAATCCAACCAGCACCAATTGACCCGCAAACCGGTCAGATCCAGATTGATCCGCAAACCGGTTTTCCGATGCAGCCAGTTCCCCCCACCCGTGATCAGTTGAATAAGGCCATAAAACAGTTTGCCGTGGAAACGTCCCTTAGAATGCAATCCGAGATCGACGACCAGTTACTCGAAATGGACTATCCTGAGTTGGCTAAAAAGGTTCTTCGCTCCGGTTTGCAATATGGTACGGGAGTTCTGGCCGGCCCACTGGTTAATAAAAAGAAAAAGCGCCACTGGCAGCCAGACGATGAGACTGGTTCCTACATCGAGAAAATTGACGAGCAGGATGTTCCCTACATGGAGTTTGTCCCTATTTGGGACTGGTATCCTGACATGACTGTTGCAGACATATCCCAGGCCTCCGGATTCTGGCAGCGCAGCATCCTTACCAAGCACGATCTACGCAAATTGATGAAGCGACCAGACTTCGATGCCAGTATCATTCGCCGGTACCTGCAAGAACGCCCAGACGGAGATTACGTCCCAGAACCCTTTGAAGTTGACCTGCAGACAATAGAAGTGGAATCCGCTACCCAGAATTCAGGTGAATCGGGAACCACTGTCCTCGCCGCTGATTCCACCACAACTAAAGCCAGCTATCGCCAATCCGGCAAGCGCTACGAAGCCATTCAATATTGGGGTTATGTCGATGGATCCGACCTTGCCGCATGCGGTGTCCTTAACCCAGATAGTTCCGAGATCGATGTCGATCTGGAATATGCAGCAAATGTTTGGTTAATAGGTAAGGCGCCAGTCAAAGTAATGTTATACGAAGGTGCCCTCGACCATTACAAAAGATCGGAAGAG